AAAACACAACAACTAAAGGATAATAATAGTGTTCTAACCCCTGAAATGGTTAGTGATTGGTTAGAGTTAGTTAAATCTCAGTTCCCAGATAGAGATAATATTGAACTACATTGTCACCTATCTAAGGAATATTATAAACACCTAAGTAAAATATTCCCCCATACTGTTTACATCCCACCCCAGAAAAATCTACCATCAACAGGCTGGAAATACTATGATGCTATGTTAATGTATAAAAATGGGGCATCATTAGAGGAATGTAATGCTTTCATAAGTGAACCTAATAAGAGGATTAGACCACAAGAAACAATGAAAACATTTTACCACCCACAACACGGTAAGTATTATGGTAATGGTTATTCATTAGCCAGAACCTATAGCATAGATAATGGATGTGCTTATGGTTTATCAATGGGTTCTGTTAATATGACTTATGGTTGGGTAACTGATAAATCATTATTACCCCATATTATAGAAAAGAACGGTAAATATCGAATGGAAAAAGGTTATGCTAAAACTAATAAACTTGGTCAACGTATGGGATTACGTGAAGCCCTAAATGAACTAATATATGAAGAAATACAATAAATGGGGAGCTGATTATAAGAATATCAAAAAGTTTGATGTTGAAACTATTAGTGATAAAGATGATGTTGAAGTAGTATTTAGAATCTATAGTGATAAAGACGAGTTTTTATTATTCTTCACCCCTAACTACGAAGATAAAACAATAGCAGTAGCAACTGATAGAGACACTAAGTTTAGTGATGCTGTATTAGAGTTCTTAATCAAATCAGGTGATGTAGAGAATGTAATGAAACAAGTATACAATAAAGCATTCAATCAAACTACTATACCTCAACCTGCTGAACTACCTAAGTTAGTATCACTTAACCTTCCTCAGTCAAATACTCAAGAACCTTCGCAATACAGCTTGATTCCCAAACATTAGGTTCGTATATTTCCGCCATAATAATAATAACAAAAACAATGGCAAACAAAAACGAAATCCAAGAACTAACAAATCAAATCAGCCGATTGGCAGATGAAGTTGAACAACTGAATACTGAGATTAGCTCGCTAAACACTGGACAAATATGGGGTGGTACGATTGTAGATGCTCTAAATGAAATAGCAAGAGCACTTAATACAAAGTAAAAGTAATATGAATAAGGGGTGGCAATGCCACCTCTTGTTCGTATATTTAGATATATAAAAACAAATAAAATGTCAAACAACACAACCCACGAATCAATCGTTCGTCAATCATCACTCAAAGCAGCTGTAGACTATATTAATGGTCAAGGTATGAAATGTTCACTTACTGAGGTATTGGGAGTAGCTATGGCATTCACTGAATATGGTCTATCAGGTGAATACCAAATAGCACAAAAAGTTGAAAGTAAACTTGCTTCCAAACAATAGAGGTTATATATTTATTGTTGCCCCATAATGTTAGGTGATGCTTTATTATAGGGTGTTTTCAATATAGATTCTTCTTTCAAGCCGGCCTAAAAACCGGCTTTTGAAGGCGAAAAAATATAGGAGTAATGGGGGGAGGCTATTTTCATTCCCATATATTAGAAATAACAACTGCCATTGTTTATCTCCCCCCCTCTTACTCTTCACATTCGAGTGTTGTAGTTTAGTGACATTTTCTATAATACGAGTTGAGGGGGCGAAAGCCCCTTCTTATATTACCTATTATACAAAACATTTGGCACATATTTATTGCTATGGAACTGAAAATAAACTATCCTGAATATCTAAACATTAAGGACTGGAAATACTTTAAGTCATTGGATGATGATACGCTCACATCCAGAATGATTAACTTTCTGTCTTACTTATCTAATACACCTGTTGAGGAAATGGAGTCATTAGAGCCACAAGATATTCAAGCTACCTACCTTAAAATACTCCAAACATTTGGAGATGTAGATTCCAAGTTTTACCCAGTAATAGAGATTAATGGTGTTCTATACGGTTATAGTGCGATGTCTAAAATGAAGTTAGGCGAATATATGGACTTAGAGAGACTCGCAAAAGAACCGCACGAAAACTTGGAAGAAATAATGGCTATTCTATATCGCCCAATCACCAAACATTCGTTCAATGGTATTAAATGGAACTTTATTAAAACATTCAAAGTTGGATTTGGTAAAGTAGAAAACCTATTCAAATACTATGATATAGAAAAATACGATTCCTCTAAACGAGCTGAACAAGCTGATTTGATGGCTACAATGCCTGTATCATTTGCTTTAGGAGCGTTGGCTTTTTTTTTAGCAGTAGGAAGCAGTTGCTTGCTAAGTACTCAAGCCTCTTTATTACAAAACAAGAGGGAGAAGAAGAAGAGGATGAAGGAAATAACGAAGTTAGTTTCGGTGAACATTGGGGATGGTTTGCTACAGTTTATCACCTCTCAAAAACATCCATCCTTAACATCACCGGTGATAAAAGCATAATAGATTTGAACTTAACATTTGTATTAAACTATTTAGCTATAGAAAAAGATTATAATACTGAAGTAGAAAAAGCAAGAAAACAAGCAGAACAAAAACACACCCGATTAATATGACAAGAGAACAACTATTAGGAATGATTAGCCAAGGTTACAACATTAACCAAATCGCTGCTATTCATATGATTTCAAGAACTTACTTGGATATGTTACTTAATGATGAAGCAACTAAAGTATCATCTACAGGTGCTTCAGGCAAATCAAAAACCGCTAAAACAGAAGAATACCAAGGTACCTCAGGTGCTGCTGGTTCTACTGGATGGATTAATGAAGCAGGACTATGAGTAAAACATATCGTCAAGTAGTAGAGACATTCCAATCAGCATCTTTAGACCATTTAGCAATCAAATCGTTTGCTGAAGGTGCTTTAGATTATTTAGATGCCTCATCTCAAAATGTAAGATATCCTTATATATTCTTACGTCCACTAACCTCACCTGGTATTATCTTAGATGCTAATGGTGTTAGTGGTGCTCGTACTTTAACGTTTGAGTTATACGCACTTGATGTACCTAAACTAAGTGATGCCTCTCCTCTACAAATCAAGAGCGATACAGAACAATACATTTACGATATTATCTCTTACTTTAACTTAGGTATTGAGCAACAAAGTGAGTTTTTAACATTACAAAACATTACCCCAGTAGACGAGGCATTCAATGATAGAGCCTATGGTTGGGTTGCTGTTGTTAACTATACAGATTCTTACTATTTAGATTTCTGTGCTTATCCTGCGTTACCATAATGGCTGTACAACCTGTTAAGTTCATAGCATTAACCGAAGAGTTAGAGAAAATCGCTTTGGATTATCAAAGTGAAGCACAAGCTATCCTTCGTAAAAATGGTAATGTTATAACAGGTAGATTAATCAATAGTATTAAAGTACAACCCGCTAAAGTTACTCCAGATACAATAGTAATCCCAGTTACTATGCTAAAATATGGTGATTGGGTAGATGACGGAGCTGAACGCAAAAGAGGTGGTCAACCACCTGTTGGTGCTATTAAGGAATGGATTAAGTTAAAACGCATTACTCCACCTAAAGGATTTACAGTAGACCAGTTTGCTTGGGCTGTAGCTAAAAATATTAAAAATGGAGGACAACGTTTTCGTAAACCCTATCCATTTATTAATCCAGCATTAACTTATGCTGTAGATAAAAACCTACAAGGTGTAGCAACAGCAGCAGCATTGGATATAACATTTACTTTACAACAATCAATCAATCAATCAGCAGCACTGAAATAAAATGATTACTATTAATCAGTATCCTACAACACCTAATATGGCAAACAATAATCTTGTTTTTGCCGTATCTTCTAACTCATCATCAGCAGCACAGTTCCAATATATTGCTAACTTAACCTATAGTGGTAGTAGTACAGTAATACAAACTATCAAACAACAACCTAACCCAAGTGGATATGGTGTATTTGATTTTGGACAGATTATAGCTAACTACTTAGATAGTGATAATGTTTGGAAAGCAGCCCCATTTGCTACTTCATCAGCAGCAGCAAAACGTTTCCAAGTTAGATTTGGTGAACAATATGCTACATCAATCTCTGGTACAGCTATAACTTATACTGGATATGGTCCTTCAGGTAATCCAGCTGTTACTGCTTCTAACTACATTTATATTGCAAATGGTTTAGTTGACCCATATGATAAAGTAGATTGGAACTGGCCTTCAGCCTCTTATTACACAGATACTACTGTTTCCTCTACAGGTTCATTTAGTTATCAACACGCGTTAACTAACGCGCCTTATACTCAAAGCATACAGGATGGTGAATATGCAACTATCTCGTTTATAAACGGGAACTTTAACGATTCTACCACCGCAGCTCAAGACATTTATGTAGTACAAGTTACAGTATATGATTCAACTGGTAGTCAGTTAGACCAATATGATTTAGCTAACTTAGTAGGTAATGGAGGAGGACCAAGAGCAAATGGTACTCAAGTATGGAGTGCTGTAGCAGCAAACCAAACATCAGGTTCTCAACTAATAACAGTAGGAATAGGTCCTCAAAACTTGAGTGATGATGGTAATGCCTTAGCTTCAAGTTGGGCTTACTACACAGTTAAAGCCTATGGTCAACAATCAGCAGGTGTATTTAACCCAAGTGGTAGTTACGCTACTTTAAGATTCAACAAACAAGGTGCTCGTTGTGGATACGATGGAGTTAGATTTGCTTGGAAAAATGAGTTTGGTGTTTGGGATTATTACACATTCACTTTAGCAGATGGAGAAAATACTGCTATCGAGCGTCAAGGATACAATCAATCATTTGTAGATTATTCTACTAATACAACAACTGTACCATACGATAAAAAACGTAGAGGAACTATTCAGTTCTACAATAAACTAACTAATACACGAACCGCAAATAGTGATTGGTTAACTCAAGCTGAAGCAGATTGGCTTAGAGAGTTATTTTTCTCTACAAATGTATTCCAACAAGTAGGTACAGATTTCTTCCCACTTGCTATTACTTCTACTACATTAACTGAGAAGAAAAACCCACGTACTCAAAAGCTATTCCAATACCAAATCGAGTTCCAGCCTGCTAACCAGCCAAACGCACGTTTATGATAATATTAAGAGTAACAAACGAGAAAGGGCAAGTATTTGATTTACAGCCCATTGAGGATATTGACCTTAAGTTAGATATCTCTGCTATTGAAAATACTGAGATTGGAGTTCAGTTTGGTATCTCTTCTCAAGAGTTTGCTATTGCTGGAGGTAATGATGCTAACCAGTTCTTTGGTAACCTATATAACTTAGGAGCTACACCAGCTGTAGCACTACAAAATAGTGTTGACTGTCAAGTATTAAGTGATGGTCAGGAAACATTCACTGGTAAACTCTACATTCGTAATATTATTACTGACCAAGAAGGATTTACGATTTATAACGTAGTTGTGGTCAACGAGACCATTGATTTCAAATATCGTATTCAAAATCTATCATTAAACGACCCTAAGTTTGATTGGAGTGCTTACGACCACGATTTTACCATTGCTAACGTAACAGGTTCTTGGACAGGTGGTTTATTTGGTGGAGCTATTGTTTACCCAAATATTAACTATGGTCAACCTGAAGGCGATACAGATGTTCCTAACTATGCTTTTGCTGGATTAAATACAGCTGCTGCTTTAGAGAATACATTTGATAATGCTGCTACACCTCTACGTTTACAAGATTTTAAGCCTGCTATTAAAGCAAGAAATGTAGTTGATATTATTTTTTCAGGTTCATATACCTCAGGTAGTATTGGTTATCAGTATACTTCATCATTCTTTGAGGGTGCTTATTTTAATAATCTTTACTTATTAACCACAGCTAATGACCAACTTGGTCCAGCAAATAATAGCCCAGTGTCACAAAGTACTTGGGTTTATCGTTCAGGTTCAGCACAAACTATCTTAGCTGCTACTACTAATACTATCGATTTTAATGCTACCTCATACGATAATAGTAATAACTATAACTTAGGAACTGACAGATATACTGCTGATACTTCTGGTTCTTATAGAGTAACAGCACAAATCAACTTTAATATTACTAACTGGGCTTATCGTCCTAACTCTTGGGTTGAAATAAATGCTTATAGAGTACCAAGTGGTTCAATATTAACTCCTCAAATAGGTCAATATAGAAGATTTAGTCCCTATTCTGGTTCAAATACATTCTTAATCCAAGACACTTATAGTTTAGGTTCAGGTGACCAAATATTTTTCCAAGCAACCTATGCTGACCCAGGTGGCCCTTTAACTCGTGATTTAGTATTAAATCCAGGTGAACTTAATACTTGGCTAAACGTAACTGGTCCTACTTCTGTATTAGGAGGTAATGTTCAAATGAATCAGCAGTTTTCTCCTGATTTTAAGGCATTAGATTTTCTACAAGGTTTGATTGAAAAGTTTAACTTAGTAGTTGAACCAGTCCCAGGTAAGAACAACTTATTGAGCATTGAACCTTACGATACTTGGACAGACCAAGGTACAGTGGTAGATTGGACCAACAAGGTAGATAGAGGTATTAACTTTTCTATATCACATCCTGCTATTGAACAACCACGTACTATTTTATTTAGTGATGAGGAAGATGATGACTACTTAAATGAATATACAAGACAAACATTTGGTAGAACTTATGGTCAATATGTCTTTACAGCTAATAGCGATTTACCAGAGGGTGAAAGACGCATTGGTAAAGTATTTGCCCCTACCCCTACAACAAATATTCCTAACTCTACTAAGTTTATTATTCCTCACCTTTGTACTAAAACAATAGGTAGTAGTGAGGCATACAGACCAATAGCATTCAAACCACGTTTATTATATGGTATTGGAGTTCAAACAGTAGAAAGCACAGCCGCAGGATTTACTTTAGGAGGTACACCCCAAACAGGTTCATACTTCTTAAGAAACGAAACAGGTATTGTTACTGAACAAACCCAATGGTATCAAGTATCTTCATTAAGTGAAATGCCTATTTCAGGAGCAGCATTTGATATACACTTTAACAACAACAACCAAGGTTATGGTGCTATTCCTCCTTATTGGTCAAATGTAGTTCCTAATGGTGCTAACTTTATAAGTGGTTCAGGTGATGCGTTTACAACTTATTGGGCAAACTATATTAATGGTTTGTATGATATTGATGCTCGTAAACTTGTTTGTAATGTTTATTTAGCGCCTAATGAGATTCCTTCTATTAGATTGAACCAAAAAGTATTCATTGATGGTGCTTATTACAGAATCAATAAAATAAATGGTGCTAACCTAACTCGTAGAGATTCAGTTGAGATAGAGTTTATTAAAACAATAAACCGCCAACTTACTTTCCCACGTAGAAGGATTGTACCGACACCAGGTGACTTACCAAGAGATGTTCAGTTCCAAGGATATAATCCTAATGGAACAGGTCGCTATATTGATTTTGAAACTGGAGATATAGTTGATGATTACAATACTGTATCACAAGCAGGACCATTAGATGGTTTACGTGTTTATCGTTCAGGTTCAAGCGGGACAACAGGTTCAGTAATATGGAACTATGAAGCACCAACTACCCCTGCTTTACAACAATCTATTATTGGTACAAATAACGTAGCAGTAGACTCATCTAAGGTAACTGTTATGGGTAGTAAAAATAGTGTTGGTAATACTGTTTCTACAGCCCAAATAATGGGTCAATATAATACTATTGAATCAAACGTAACTAATGCCTTTATTATAGGACAACAAAACGTAATAGGTGAAACAGCAGTTAACACACAAATCTTAGGTGGTGTGGGTAACTATTCTTCTGGTAGTAACAACAACCTTACTATTGTGGGAGGAACCGGTTCTTACGCGTATAATACCGATTACTCTGCTATAATCAATGGCTATAGCGCTGGATTAAGAGATAGCGATGTAACCACGTTAATAAACCAACACGAAAACGAGGTAGTAATCAATGGTAGTGGTCATACTGTTATAGGACTAAATAAACAAGGTAACGGTATAGATTTACTTGAATATAGAAATAATAGTAACTATATGGGCGACACCTATATGGGTGGAGCTTATTTTACTGAATATTTAGTAGTTTCTATTTCAGCAAGTGCTAACGTAAATCTATTTGATAATCAATACAAAAACTCATCATTGTTTATTTTACAATGGTCTGGAACCACTATTAACTCAGGTTCAATAACATTACCTAATGCCTCAAATAACGATTACAAGAAAACAGTATTAGAGTTTAAGAATCAAGGTACTACTGGTGGGGTTAAACTATTACCATTCTCAGCAGGGCAAAACATTGATGGTGCTACTTCTTATTTATTAAGTGGAACTTATGACTATGTTAAAATCATAGCAAGCGGTTCTCAATGGCTAATATTAGGGTAATCTCATAATCTATTTATCGCTATGGCACAAAACGCAACAGCAACAGCTAATGTAAACGTAACTACTAATACCTCCCAAGCCCAAGCACAGATTGAATCGCTTGAAGGTAGTATTAAGGTATTAGACGGAGCAGTAAACCTTGTAGGAGGTTCCTTAGAAACAATAGCAGGTGGTTTAGCACTTACAGGTGCTTTATCAAAAGAACAAGCAGAACAGTTTGAAGCTGCTGCTGTAGGTGCTATCGCATTTGCTGATGGTGCTAAAAGAACATTAGACGGTGTAGTAAATCTACAAGAAGGATTTGGTAAACTTGCTGCCTCAAGTAAAGCAGCAGCCGTTGCTTCACGTGTATTAGGTACCGCAATCAAAGTAGCTACAGGTCCTATTGGTATTGCTGTAGTTGCTATTGGTGCCATTATTGGTATTTTAGTTAAGTTTAAGGATTCATTAGGTGTAGTAGGGGATGCTATTGATTTTGTAACTGATGGTATTAATAAACTTACAGACGCTATTGGATTAACTGATACCGCAGCAGCTAAAGAAATAGAAACTAATAAAAAGTTAGTTGAACAACAAGAGTTTAGACTTGAGTTGCTTAAAAACGAAGGTGCTGATAGAAAAACACTTGTAGAAGAAGAACGTAAACTTCTAAAGTTAAAGATTGATGCTGAGAAAAAAGGTAGTGATGAACAGAAAAAAGCTATCCAAGACCTTGCTTTATTTAATGCTAAAGTAAGAGGCGAAAATAAAGAAGCCGATAAAAAAGCATTAGAAGAAAGATTAGAAAATAGTAAGGAAGCACAAGAACTTTATAAGGAACAACTACAAAAGTTTGCTGATGAAGAGGTAGACCTAAAAGCTAAGACTGACGAAGATAAGTTAAAAATAGATTTTGACAGAACTATTCGCGAAATAGATGCTTTAGAACTTAGTGAAAAGCAAAAAGCAGAACTACGTTTACAAGCTGAAGAAAACTACCAAATCAAAGTAGGTCAGTTAAAAGAAGATAAACTAAAAGAACAAGCTGAAAAAGAAGCAGCATTACAACTTCAACTTGACCAAGCAGCACAAGATAAGGCTAATGAAGATATAGTTAACTTCTCTGCTCAGTTAGATGAGATTTATAATCTACAACTTACTGACCAACAACGTTCACTTAATGCTATTCAAGACAAATATTCTCAGTTAGAGGAATATTACAAAGATGATGCTGAAGCATTAAAAGTTATTACAGAACAGAAAGAAAAAGATATTACCGCTATTGAAGAGGCAGGTGCTGCTGCTCGTAGACAAATAATAGGAGGTACTATTGATAACTTCCAAGGTGCTTTAGAAGCATTATTTGGTGAAAGTAAAGCCGTAGCATCAGCTAACGTATTGATTGATGCCGCACAAGCAGCTGTTGGTATTATTAAAAACTCACAAGGTACAGGACCATTAGCTATTGCTTACCAGATATCTCAGTTTGCTTTATTAGCAGCAACAACTGTAGCATCATTAAGACAAATCAATAGTGCTGAACCAGGTTCAGGCGGTACACCTTCTACCCCTAAACCAACTCCAATAACTGGTGGATTTAGTGCTTTTACAGGTGCTTTACCTGGTACAGGTGGTGCCCCTACCAGTGGTACTCCTACCACAGGTACTCCTGAAGGTGGTAGAGTAGAACCAATACGTGCTTATGTAGTAACTCAAGATGTTACTAATGGTCAAGAAGCACAAGCTGCTATTAACAGACGCAGACGTTTAGGGCCAGGATAACATATATTTATTTACAATGAAAATCATTCAACTCGATATAGACGAAAACTCAATCTTAGCAGGCATTGATGCTATGGCATTAGTAGAAGCCCCTGCTATTGAAGAAGATTTCTATTACTTTACTCAACAAAAGTTTGAAGAAACATATAGTGATTATCCTGAAGCAGCAGTTGAAGCTGCTAAACAAGGTATCAAACGAAATGATGCCATAGGAAACAGATGTGCTACTCAAGTAGGTAAGGTTAGAGCACAACAACTTGCTAATCGTGAACCAGTATCATTAGATACAGTTAGACGAATGAGAGCATTTTTAATAAGACAAAAAGATAACTATGAACTTGCCAGAGATAGACGTGATTACAATGCTTGCGGGTACATCTCTTATTTACTTTGGGGTGGGCCTGCTGCTTTACCTTGGGCAGAAAAGATACTTCGCCAAGCAGGAGAAGAGTTCGCAGAAGTAGGACCACGTGGTGGAGTTAAAGAATCTCCAAAAGCACCAAAAAGTGATACACCAAACCCTAATCCAAAAGGAGAAGGTACAGCTCGTGGTGAAGCAGGTACAACTCGAGGTGCTGAAGTAGATGCTGCTACAGAAGAATCATTAAAGAAGAAAGCAGACGAGTTCAACGAAAAATACAAAGATAAGCTTGGTTATGGTGCTAATGTAGGCGCCTTAAAATCGGTTTATCAGCGCGGATTAGGTGCTTATAATACTTCGCGCAGCCCATCAGTGGCAGCAAGAGGAGGAGCAAAACAATGGGCAATGGCTCGCGTAAATGCTTTTCTTTATTTGCTTAAAGAAGGTAGACCACAAAATAGAAACTATACTACCGATTACGATTTACTACCTAAAGACCATCCTAAACGTAAGGAGTTCAAACAAATAATGGAATCTATCATTGCTCAAAAGATGGTAGAACAAATGTTATTTTCAAAAGAATCATTACACTACACAAAAGATGGTATATTATATGAAGGACCAACTCATATGGGTCCTGAAGGTAGATTAATGACAGGAGAAGTTCATACTGATGATAGTGAATATTTGTATCACTATGATGAATTATCATTAGAAGTATCTGGTTTACCAGCATATTCAAATGAAATAGATGGTGTAATCAAAGTAAATAAAGAAGCATCTTATGGATTTGCTGCTATTGAAGAAAAGCAAATGCTTATAGGACCAGCAATGAAACCTAATAAACTAATATCACGTGTAGATGAAGAAGGTAATCCATATTATGTCTATTTTACTGAAGATGCTATTAAGCGTATTGCGTACAAAATGATGGCTGATAAAGTCATTGACAAAGTAAACATTGAACACGATGGTAAAAAGTTTGTAGATGGTGCCTATTTAGTTGAAAGCTGGATTGTTGAAGACCCAGAAAAAGACAAATCACTACTTTATGGTTTCAAACCAATCAAAGGTGAATGGTTTACTATGTACAAAATCGAAAATAAAGATATTTGGGAAAAATATGTTAAAACCGGTAAAGTAAAAGGATTTAGCATTGAAGGATTCCTAAGTGAAAAACTTGTAAAATAAAAATACTATGCCGATACCCCAAAGACGTGCTACAGAATCTCGCGACGAATACGTGGGAAGATGTATTAGTGAACTCTCAAATGAGTACCCACAAGACCAAGCAGCTGCCATATGCTACAATCAACTAAAAAAAGTACGTATGGCTGAAGAAACACCTGAAGTAGACCCAGCATTACTACAACAATGTATGTTGGACCTTCAGGGTATTAATCCTTCATACTCAGGAGCTGTTGCTATGAAAATCTGTAAAGCCAGATTAGCAGTAGGAGCTCAAGAAAGAGCTATTGAGGACGCTGGGATTATTGACCCAGAGACAACTAAGTAATAAGTGTCGTTTCGTCACTTTTTATTTATATGTATATTCGTTAAATGTTAACTAACAAAACCCAATCATTCCTATGACTCAAGACCAACTTAAATCTCTTGTGAAGGAATATTTCAACCTAACCGAAGTCAAGATGGGCGAACTCTACGACGAAAACAAAGCTTTTAAGATTGTTTTTGAAGGAGATAAGCTTGAACTTGGTATGCCAGTTAAAGTTGTAACTACCGAGGGTCAGGAAATGCCTGCTCCAGATGGTTACCACAAGCTGGAGGATGGCACTGTAATCAAAACTGAAAACTCTGTAGTAACTGAAATCACACGCGAAGGCGAGATGGTTGAAGAGACACTTGAGGGTGGAGAAGAGATTGCTAAGGGCCGTCAGGAAATGGCTGAACTTCCTGCTGAACAGTTCCCTGTGATGGAAACCAGAGAAAATCAAACCAAAATCGCTAAGGAAAGCTCTGCTATTCCACAGATGATGGAGGAAGAAAAAACAACCGTTGAAGATATTGTTTCTGCCGTTGCCGAAGTAGTTAAGCGCGAAATCGCTGATGTACGTGAGGAAATGAAGAATATGAAATCTAAAATGGAGGCAATGGCTGCTGCGCCTGCGGCAGAAAAAACAATGCCAAAAAGCAAAATGAGTGCTGAATCAACTGCTACTGGTATTGTTGATACTGCCCGTTTTGAGATGATGAAACAACTAATCAAAAATAAAATAAAATAACTATGTCATTAAACGTATCTGCTTTAGCTGACTTTAACAACCAGATTGCTGGTGAGTTATTGCTCAAGCTTGTATATGGTGGTTCAACCATCGAATACGTGACGGTTCAGGAAGGAGTAAAATACCTGGAGCCAATCAACCTATTTGAAGTTGATTTGTACATCCAAAATGGTACTTGTGTATCAACTGCTTCTGGTTCAGCCGTATTCACCCAACGCAACATCCAAGTATGTCCACGTACTTCTTTCGACGCTCTTTGCTTGAAAGACTTGGATACCAAGTACTTAGGTATCAGCTCACTTGACCGTGGCTCATACAACGAGACTTGGGCTCTTACTAACGCTTACAGTGAACTATTAGTAAATCAGTTCCAACAAGCTAACGACTTCTTCCTATGGCAACAGCAGTCAGGTAGTGCTTCTACCTACGGCGGTACTTGCGCAGTAAGTGGTCTTAAGTACATCATCACTGGTTCAACTTCAGGTGTTGTAGTTCCTACATTCACTTCAAGTTCAGCTGGTCCTATCTACAACAGCGCAAACATCTTGTCTACTATGGACCAAATGATTGCTTCACTTTCTGCTGATGTAGCTAACCGCGATGACCTGACCTTCTTTATGTCAGTTACTATCTTCCGTAACTACGTAACTGCTCTTCGTCAGGCTAACAACTTCTACTTTGACCCATCTTCTATCACTAACCGTGGTGGTCTATTGGAGATGATGTATCCTTTCCAAAACATCAAAGTAGTAGGTACTGTAGGTCTACAAGGTTCAAACCGATTCGTTCTCGGACCTGCTAAACAAATCGTTGTAGGTACTGACCTTCTTAGCGACTTCTCTGAGTTCCAGCTTTGGTACGATATTAACACCGACACTTTGAGACACCGTATCTCTACCAAGTTAGGAGTTAACATCGCGTTCCCTGAGTTTTGGTGTAGTTCAGATTTAGCCTAAATCAATCACGTTTGAGGGGGGCTGAATAGGCCCCCTAAAAACAAAATAATAACTTCATAATAAACCAGAAAATATGGCTTGTGATATAACCTCAGGATTTACCCTCTCGTGTAGAGACAATACAGGTGGTGTAAAATCCATCTACATTTTATCTGGTTCTGTAACCAACGTCGTTGACGCAAGTGAAGGATTGATTAGCGCAATCACTGGTTCAGGTACTTTCTATAACTTCGAGTTATTCCGTCAAACGAGTGACTTTAGTGAAGAAGTAGCAGTAGTACCAGAAAACGGAACAGTAGTTTACAACCAAACTATGAACGCTGTTTTCTTCAAACTCCAGACTTCAACTCGTAATCAAATCAAAGTATTAGCTCAAAACCCTGATATCAAAATGATTGTTGAAACCAACAACTTTACTAACACAAGTCGTTACTTGTACGTAGGTGAAGAATATGGTGTACAACTTCTAACTGGTACTGGCGCAACTGGAACTGCTTTCAGTGACAGAAACGGCTACGCTTTGACATTCACTGGTGTAGAACCAAACCCATCAAGCTTCATCTCAGCATCTAATGCTACAGAGTTGTTAGCAAGAATGTCAGGTATTACTTTAGCGTAATCTAAAAATAACCAACTGAGGAGGGGTTATGGGTTTGATACCATAGCCCCTACCTTAGTCTTTACTATTTATTGATATGTTACAACTCAACAAATCCCAAACTATAAACACAATAGCATTCTATCCTGATAGTCCAATATCAGCGAGTGTTACTACAATAAAACTTAGTGGTTCTCAGGATTATGATAGAAACCCCAGTGTATTTAATGCTACAGTAACATCAAATCCAAATGATACTCCTTGGGTTATTGCTCAGTTTAGTGGTAGTTTATTACCATCTGCTTCGGGTTTATACTCTTATGAGATTTATGAGCTTACGCAAGGAGCTGCTCTTATTTGGAACTTAACTAATACACAATGGCAAGCAGAAACTACTATTTGGAATGCTACTGGTAGTTCAGTAGTGGGTAACTTATTAGTAACCACAAGAGCTCTTATTTCAGGCAGTGATGTAACACCTATCACGCAATATGTATCACCCGATGAGAATGGAGCTTATACAACTTACTTAGGATAATATGAATAACTTTAAGTTTAATACAATAAGTAAATCAAAACTGAATGAATCAGGTTATCCTGTAGAACAGAACCTAAAGGGATTCATTAAATACGGAGTCTACAACGATTTCCCAGAATACCTTATTTACTTATACAACAACTCAGCTATCAATAATACCGCAATCAACGCAACAGTTGACGCTATTATTGGTGAAGGTTTGGTTTGCGACCAAACACATCTATTAGATAATGCTAACCAAGATGGAGAATCTTGGAATGATATTTTTAAGAAAACTGCTTTAGATTATAAACTATACGGTGGATTTGCTTGGGAAATCATTTGGTCAAAAGATAGAAGCCGTATCGCAGAGGTATACCACATTGATTTTTCTTGGTTAAGAGCTAAAGAAAAGAACGAACGCGGTAAAATCCCAGGTTACTACATCAGTGACGAATGGGCTGAAAAATACAAATATGGAGGTTCAGGAGGCGGTGTATACAATCAGGTAGCTTCATCAGGCGTAAATATTGATTTACCATTTTTACCTGTGTATAACCCTAATAAAAAACAAGAAGAACCCAAACAACTTTTTGTTTATAATCCGTACAGACCAGGTCAAAGATATTATCCCCTACCTGATTATGTAGGAGCATTAAAAGTCATTAACTTAGATAGTGAAGTAGATACATTCCATTTAGCTAATATTACAAATGGTTTAGCGCCATCTTTAGCTATTACTACATTCACTAATGCTGACCCAGACGAACGTAACGAGATTGAACAAATGCTCCGTTTACAATATCAGGGTGCTGGTAATGCTGGGCAGCTAATGTATATGGACGTTGATTCACCAGAAAATGCGCCTGTAATAACTCCAATCAATGGTAATGGAAGTGATGATTACTACATTACTATTAATGATATGGTTAAAGAAAAAATATTAACTGCTCACCGTATTACCTCACCAGAGATTTTTGGTATTATGACACCAGGCAAACTTGGAGGTAAGGACGAAGTAACTGATGCTTACTTATTGTTTATTAACACTGTAGTAAGACCTTATCAACAAACACTATTAAGTGAAGTAGAAGATTTCTTACATTTGATGTATCCATCAGCTGGTGAGTTTTCAGTGGGTATTCAACAAACTAAACTATTCAGTGATGGTGAAGAAGAAGTAGACGTAGTTACTTCAGTTGAAAGTGAAAATGGTGAAGATAATATGCTTGAAGCAGAAATCGAAGCAACTGATAGAACAATCGACCCTTCAACAGGAGAAGGTGGTGAAGTAGGTGCTGGTGCTGATAGTGATGGTGTAATCTAAAAAATAAAAAAATGACTACTACACTGATTGTAAGCGAGGAGAAACTAAGACAGTTTACCGATATAAATGATAACTTAGATTCTAAGCTTATCAAAAATGCGGTTCGCGAAGCACAAGACATTTACTTACAAAGATTAACAGGTACTTCACTATATGAAAGAATCTTAGCAGATATTGATGCTGATATTTTATCAGGTGATTACCAAACATTAGTAGATGATTTTATCCAACCAATGCTTATCTATGCTTCTTATTGGGAAGCTTTAGATGCTGTTTATATGCGCCCACGTAACAATGGTTTGTTAACCCCTACAGGTGGTGAAAATAGTGAAAAAGTAGATGGTACTTGGTACAATCGTAAACGCGAAGCAGCAAAAAATAAAATGGATTATTATGCTGAACGTTTAACTAACTACTTAATCCAAAACCAAAATGAGTTTCCAGAACTAAACGATAATGGACCATTTTGGAAACAGTACCCTGATTATGGTACACAATATCGTTCTCCAGTTGTTTTTAACAGACGCACTCGTAGTTGGCACTTTGGTGAAGCTCAAGCTGCTGGTTTAAGAATGGCTGATTCAAGATATCCTCAGTTTCCTTGGGGTTCTAATATTTTCTATCCAGGACCACGTGAATGCTGCTAAAATAATAAAATAAAATGGGTCAAAACTTAACAGGACAAACGATTGCCTCAACATATGAGGATTTAGTACAGATTTCAGGTAGTTCAAGAAACATACTAACTGATGGTACTGGTAGTAATATTACTTCACTTGCGGTAACAGCTTCTAATGCTGTAAGCTCTTCTTACGCTGTAACAGCTTCATTTGCTCTAAATGCTGGAACAACTGTTAATACAGGCAGTTTGTTAGTAACCGCGTCTATAAGCAATGCTACTACTATATTCACCAAGGGTGATGGTAGTACATTCAGTATCACAGCTAATAACGTAGTAAACGCGGATTCTGCGAGTGTAGCTACAACATCAAACACATCATCTTACGTTGCTACAGCAGTATTAACAGGTTCAGTATCATCTAACACCTTAACTTTTACCAAGTTTGATGGTTCAACCTTTAACTTAACAGTTGATACAGGTTCAGCAGTAACTACTCCAACAGGTAGTTTGTTAGTAACCGCGTCTATATCAAATGCTACTACTACATTCACCAAAGGCGATGGTACTACATTTAGTATCACAGCTAACAACGTAGTAAACGCGACTTCAGCATCATATGCTTTAACTGCTTCATATGCAGCTAACGTACCAGCTACTGCTTCGTTTGCTGTTACAGCATCACATGCAATTGAATCTGAAACAGTTTATACAAGTCAAACTAACGCAAACCAAGATCATTACATTGCTTTTGTAGCGGCAACCAACGCGTATGAGGGATTAGAAACAGATAACCAATTAGTTTACAACCCAAATACTAATTTATTAACTACAACTGCAAGTTTAGCACTTAATGCTCAAACTGCTACCTCAGCATCTTTTGCTACTAATGCTACTTCAGCATCGTTTGCTTCTAATGTAGGTACTCTTTCTTCATTAAATGTGAATGGAGCAGCAGTAATATCAGGTTCATTAAACATTTCTAGTTCAATTACTGCTAATAATGTTATTACAAACCAAACTGATACTTACACTTCTACCCCTAAAGTTCATGAGATTGTATCTTTAACTGCGGCTGAATATGGTGCTTTAGGTACTAAACAAGCTAATACATTATACAATATTACAGATGATAGTGGTTCAGGAGCAATTACAAATTCTTTAACTACTGCTTCTGTTGCTACTAATATTATTACCTTTACTAAAACAGATGGTAGCACATTTAACATAGCTGTAACTTCATCAGGTATTCAAAGCTCAGGAAGCTTTATGATTACTGGTAGTTCATTAAATGATACTGTATCGTTTTTAAAAGGAGATGGTTCAGC